GCAATATAAAAGTTGGAATTGACATTACCGCTATTCATGGCGGTTGGGCCAGCAGATGATGTGGCAGTATTGGCAGCAGCAAAAGTAAATGAACTTGCACTAGGGACTGTTAAAACAGTGTAAAGCCCCGATAGCGTAATGCCGCCAACGGTTGTAGAAATTCCAATGTAAAACGTATTGCCCGGCAAATATCCGTGATTGTCCAAATAACACGTAACAGTTTGTAGTCCAGACGTTGTTTGAAACGACGGGACACCAACAAGTTTAGCTGTTCCCGAGCCAGAACCAACACCTGTCGCATTAAATATTATACCAACTGTGTTGGCAGAAGCACCAATAAGAGTGTAATCAGTAGTCCCCACCGTTACAATTTTATAGGTATTTCCAACAACAAACGATCCAGCGGTCGTGTTGGTCGATGTATTGGCTGTCGATGTCGCGGCGGATGATGCTAAAATAGAATACGTTGTCCCGGCCGCCGTCTGCAAAAGATATGGACCATATAAAACCAATCCGCCAACCGCGACTGGGGTTACGTAATTAACATAATCCAATACGGAGGCAGAGAGATTTGAGTCTGTTACAGTAACAGTTGCCGATCCAGATGTTGTTGAGAAAACAGGTGCCGTATTTGTAGTTGTATTTTGCGGCGTAATGTTTTGTAAATTATTGCTTGTCAAAATATTAAGAGATGATTCAGCGCCAATCCCAAGATGGTTTGCAGCATTTAAATCTGCCCATCCTTTGAGTGCGCGAATTTTTGAACCGATTGCCGAGGTATAATAATTTACCCATCCGCCAAGTTTTTGCGCCAAGCCCATTCCGTTTCGCTCAGGAAGAAAGCGAACTAATTGCGATGTGGAGTAAGCCGCCTCGTTAAGAGCAAAGGTGGTTGTTGTTTCAACGCCGGGCTTTAATTTGATTGTTGCGTGAGGCATAGGTTACCTCGACGGCGTTGCGGCAGGAGCAGGTGAATAAGACGTCCAAGCAGCCGCTTCAAATTTCTTGCGGTTTTCTTCAATAAGAGCGCTTGCTTTGAGAGCCTGATATTGGCTTTCGTAAGTTTGAGCCATAGCCGGATCATCATTGGCTCGGCCAAAGTTACGTTGATAGGCCGAGATGTAGATCATGGATGCAAAAATAAACATATCGGGAAGATATGTTGATATATACGTAGTGGTATTGGTAGCCGAAAGCGAGGCCGATCGAACGGTTCCAGTGAGGCGTACTGTATAGTTTGAGTTGGGCGTAGGCCCAACAATCATATATTGGCTCGTATTACCTGTAGTAGCAGTATCGCCCCCATAAACAGCAAAATACTGAGGTAAGCCTGTCGTAGAACCTGATCCGTAAACATTTTGTATAAATTCTTTACCTACCGCCAAAAGGGGGGACGAATTGCCTGATCCGTCAATAACTTCAAAGGTTTGAGGTACAATAAATTGAGACGTTGGTAAAGTTAATTGGTTGTTTCCAGACGTAAATGTGTAGGCAGAAGTGCTAATCTGTGTAGACAGAAAATCTAAGTCGCGCTGCATACGCAACTCGGCATAGTCGATCATGCTAGGAATAATGATCGTGTAATTGGGGTCAGTGACCGGGACAACGGCCAAAGTCGCAATTTGCTGGACATATGACGAGTAGGTCAGTGACATATAGGTTACCCAACCATATTGAATGAAACGGTTTCCACCTCGGAAACGCGCCTAGACCAGCCTTTGCCAAAGGTAGCATAAGTTGACAGGCTTTGCAAAAAGGCTAATCGGGCTTCGCAGACTGCTGTAGCAACTTCGCGAGGGTTTGACGTTTCAAGAGCGCGTAACGTGGCGGCCCCGATTTGTCCGTCGACAGTAACACTGAGTACCGACTGAAGGGCTTTTGCGGCACGGGACGGACCCGAGTTAATTGCGTAGTCGAAGACGGCATAATCCACGCCCTCTGGCAGATCGTCGCCCTTAATCGTATCCCAATACTTGGCTTTGTATAGGGGCATGACGTCATTGGGCGTTAGTGCCTTGATGTCATCCTTGGTCACGGGATGGCCAACCCAAGCCTCCCAAGTTGCCTTAGTGCAGCCAAGGTTGGTAGCCCCGCCGGGGTCGGAAGGGTTATCAACGTATCCACCTTCGTTTTTAAGGACGAGGGCAAAGCATTGCGGAAAATTCTCTTTCACTGCTTATTCCCCAAAGAGGCGGTAAGAGCATCTGTCTTTTGCTTAGAGCCGGCGGACGAGCCAAAATAGAACCCCATGACGCTAGTCCAAGCCGTGCCAAGCGTACCAATCAGCATCAAAAGAGCCTCGCCGCCTGTGGCTGGAAGGCCAAAGTGAAGGATGTATGCAATGATGCCAAAAAAACCGACCGTAACACCTACCGCCAATACGCGGGGTATCCAATCACGGGTAGCAATCTGCATATTGCGGGCTGAATCGCGATCCTGTTCAGAGATGCGTTCCAGATCAATGTCCAAAGACTTCATTTGAACTTTAAAGTCAGCATCAATCTTTTTAAGCTGCGCCAACTGGTCGCCCGTTGGATTGGCAAGAGCCGACATAATGTCGTCCTCGGTGCCATTTTCATGACCGAAAAGAGCATTTGATACTGCTTTCACGGCCAATCCTGCCACTGGGCCGCCGAGAGCGGTAGCGATGGTAGGGGCGACCGAACCAATCAATGGTCCAAAAGTTTTTAAAATGTCCATGTCATTTCACCGTTAGCATGAGAAAAACACCGATTGCAGCAATACCCAATACCAGAAAACCAACTATGCTACTAACCATAATTAGGTCCTTTCTGGCCTCTTCCTGTTCTTTCAAAGCTTCTGCCGCCTGCCGAGCCGCTTCTTTCCGCATTTCAATTACTTGCCGCTGAATGCCTTCCCATGCTGCTGGGCCATATTGACTAACAAACAGGTTCTTTACCTGAAGCTGCATATCAAGGGCTTTGGCTTTGACGGCGTATATCTTAACAGCTTCGGCCTCAAACTCGGCTTGTGATTGAAACAGCTTTTTCTTGCGCGGCGTTGACGCGATCGTAACGATCTGACCAACCTTGCCAAAGAGGTTGCTTACCTTTTCGGCAGTCGCCATCATATCCTGACCAGCGTCGACGGCGGACTTGATAGAGTTATAAATTGCAGTCGCGCCAGCGATCAGGGTAAATGGGTCCATAACAACCTCAGAAAGGTGGGGCCTGCGATTGCGTAACGGGCTGCGACAACTGATTTATTTGCGCGGCAATTTGAGACTCAACGGCAGGCATGCTAATACATTGCGATACCCAATTATACGCCATAGCCTGAGTAATGTCAGCATATGGGACAAACTCAGCTGGGTTGGGCGTACCTAATTTAGCCGTACCAGATGAAGATGACGTATATGTGCCATTCGTACCCGTGCAAACCCAGTTAATTGCCGTAACCACATTAGTCAGGCCATCGTAATATGGATTTACAATAAATTGAGGGAACGACCACGTATATTGCATTAGGTGTATTCCCAAATGCGAATCATGCCTTGGGTTCCTGCTCCACCAGCCCAACCAGACCCGCCACCGCTTCCTCCGCCGCCATATCCTGTTCCGTTTCCGCCATTAGTGGTATTGGCATTTAGACCACCGCCACCAAACATGCTGCTTCCCCCGACACCTCCGGTAGCATTATAATTGGCATATCCCCCATTAGAACCGCCCCCGTTTAAATCGCCATTTGTACCTACGCCACCAGCGCCACCAAATGCTGTATAGCCAGTTACCGCAGAACCGCCAGCGCCGCCGCCAGTAGCAGTAATTGTTGTTCCGCTTACAGTAAATGTTGTGCTTCCTCCTGCTGCTGTCGCCGCGCCGCCGCCGCCAATCGCGTAAGAATATGACGTTGAAGGAGAGACATTAAAATACTTAGCAACGTATCCGCCCCCGCCGCCGCCAGCATTGAGATTATTGTTACTTCCCGCGCCACCCCCGCCGCCAACTGCCTCAACATAAATATGATTGCAAGTAGATGGTGTTGTGTAAGACGTTCCTGATGTTAAAATTTGAGGGGCGCGAATTAATGTTCCTCCCGAAGCAAGGGATGAAGATGTCCAAGTTGTTCCGTTAGATGTTAATACGTTGCCGCTTGTACCGGGGGCCACAAATTGAACGGCACTTGTTCCGTTACCAAGGATGACGTTGTTGGCTGTAAGAGTTGAAGAACCAGTTCCGCCCGCTGAAACGGATAAAATTGTTGGAAGCAATCCATCATCCGCTTTTTTTACGTTTGTCCCGTCGCAATAAACAAGGATGCTATAACCCTGTGGGCAAGACACTGTAGTTCCAGCTGCTGCGTTACTGCCGTTATTTGATCCTAATAGGACGGTATACGCGCCAGATGTGCTATTGGTAACAACCCACATACCTGCCACACTTTGAGGCAAAAGCACATTTTGGTTGGCGGCTAATGCACCTGTAAGGTTAAACCGCATGGCCTGTGACGTTGAACCAGCCGCAGTCGCGCTTGGCGCTGCAATATTGGTGTAAGTGGTAGACCCACCCGTATTTACGGATACAGATGTAGTATTGCCGTACATCTGATCAAGGATGGTTGCATTATAGTTAAGCGGCTGATCCCACGTAGGAGACGTGCTATTATACGCTGGTTCGTTAAGGGCAAGGTTTGTCGTTACACTCATGGCTTGTCCGCCTTCCCATCAAGTTTGTCGTAGATACGTTGGAACATATCTTCAATATGCGCCATTCGTTTGTCCAAATCCACTTTTAACACATATTCCTTGGGCAAGTTAGATTCTAACTTATTAAGGTCGCGTTGCAATTCTTTAACTGCGCCCCATAGTTCACGGAGAAACCATCCGGCAACCGTTAGGAACATACCGCCAACAAGGTCTATGATGTTTTGATATTCAGTCATAGTGCTGCCCAATTTTGATTAGCCTCATCCCAACTGTATGATTTACCATCATTTGGGCGTTGAACCGGAGATTCCCATAACCAAGTTGTTTGGTTTAAAGTCCAAGAAGAAAACGGTTGAGGCGCATAAAATACATCATGCGCTGCATCATAAATATATCCAATACCTGCATGATTACCGCGCAATGCCACACCGCCATCAGGCTGCCCATCTTGGCCGTAATGAATGCCGCCACGGGTGTTATAAGATGTTTGAACCCATTCAGAAGGCGACCCAAAAAGGCCAGAATCAATAACATCTTGTTCCGCAACAATGATTTGCGTGACAAACCCATTTTCTATTTTTGCAAAATGGCTCATGCTGTGTAAGACCCAGAAGACGTAAATTTAATAATTGTATTACTGCCAGATGTAGTAACGGTAGGAGAACCTGTTGTTACGTTACTATAATTTGCCGTTGGAACGGAAATAATAACAACGCCTGAACCACCAGCAGCGCCTGTTCCCGCCCCGCCGCCGCCGCCACCTGTATTTGCAGTGCCAGCCGTTGGAGCATTAGGTTGCCCACCATTTCCACCACCGCCTAATCCGCCAGTTGTTCCGCCAGCGGTAAATCCACCACCACCGCCGCCCGCATAATAAATTGCCGTTCCAGTAATAGAAGATTGCAATCCATTGCCACCGTTGCCGCCATTATTACCACTACCATTGCCGCCAACTGCACCCGCTCCGCCGCCGCCACCTGCGCCATAAACACCGCCTCCGCCATTGTAACCACCAGCATTGCCTTGCCCAGAAGTTCCAGAGCCGGGTGCGCCTGAATAATAAGCAATAGAACCACCGCCAGAACCACCGTTGCCGCCTACCGGAACGGCTCCATTGGGGCCGCCGCCGCCGTAACCACCGCCAACTGCTGCGGTTAATCCTGTTATAGATGAATTGGTTCCAGAGTTACCAACCGTTAAACTGGCGGGGGTAGCGCCACCGCCGCCTACAGTAACGGTGTAAACAGTGCCACCCGTCAGAGTTGTTGACCCAGTAACAAAACCACCAGCACCGCCGCCGCCACCGCGGCCACCATCACCACCACCAGAGCCACCACCCGCAACAATTAAATATGATGCTGCATAAGATGGACTTGTTCCTGTCGTGCTATAAAAAGCAGACATACTTAAATTAGTAGATGGAAATGTTCCAGAAGAACCATTGGAATAATAATATGTTACCCCTCTATACGAACTAAGGCTATACGATGCGACATTTGGGAATGCCGCATATATATTTGCCATAGAAATCGCACCTGATGAGGGGCAGTATGTTGGCATTACATCTTGCTCCGCAAATCAGCAACTTCAGCACGTAGTTCCTTAATGGCTTCAATCAACACGCCAACGATATTGCCATATGCAACGGATAGATTTTCACCTTCCATGACCACTTCTGGCAATACTTCCTGTATTTCCTGAGCAATAACACCAACACCCTTGGCTTCGCTGTCTATGCGGGTGTAGCGAACGCCGCGC